GAGGATGTAGCTAAAATTGTAAAAAGGATATAAATATGGCTATCACATCAACATTAACAACCAGCTTTAAAAAAGAGCTGCTAGAGGCTGTTCATAATTTCAAAAACTCAGGTGGAGATACTTTTAAACTTGCTTTATATACGAGTTCAGCAACTTTAGGTGCTACTACAACTGCGTTTACAACGACTGGACAAGCATCAGGTACAAATTACACTTCAGGAGGTGCAAACCTTACTAGAGTTGATCCTACTTCAAGCGGTACAACTGGTTTTACAGATTTTGCCGATTTGACGTTTGGTACAGCCACCATAACTGCTAGAGGTTGTATGATATATAACTCATCTGACAGTAATAAATCTGTTGCTACAATAGATTTTGGTGGAGATAAAACTTCTACAGCTGGAGATTTTACTGTGGTTATGCCAGCGGCAGCGGCAAGCACAGCTTTAATTAGAATCGCCTAAATAGCCTATGGCTAATATTACAGGCTGGGGTCGCGGAACCTGGGATGAAGGTGCTTGGGGTGAACCTATACCTGTTACTCTTACAGCTCCAAGCGCAGCTACATCTGCTTTAGGAACTGTAACTCTTAAATGTGATAACAATATCACTGTTTCAGGCCAAGCAGGTACTGTAGCGGTAGGCACGCTTACTTTTGATTGTGAAGCAAACGTAACTCCTACAGGACAATCAGGTACAAGCTCTTTAGGATCTGTAACAACAGATGCTGAAGCTAATGTCACACTATCTGGGCAATCTGCTACAAGTGCTTTAGGCACACCATCTATAGATGCAGAAGCAAACGTAACTCCTACAGGACAATCAGCAACTGGATCAGTTTCTGGCGTCGGTGTTAATGGACAAGCAATAGCAACAGCTCCTAGTGCCGTCGCAAGTTTAGGTTCTGTATCTGTTGATGTAGATGGTGAAGCAAATGTACCAGTATCTGGTCTAGGTGCTACAGCATCTGTAGGTTCTGTAACCATACATCATAATGAAAAATTCACAATAAATGGCATTGAGATAGCTGCAACAGTTGGAAATGTGGTAATAAATGCCGCTGGAAGTGTTTCAATAACTGGTGTTTCAGCCACTGGAGAAGTAGGAAATCCTTTTGTTTGGAGTTTAATTGACGAGTCACAAACACCTAATTATAGCGATGTTACAGATACACAAACACCAAATTACAGCACCATAGATGATAGCCAGACCCCAAACTGGGAAGATGTTGCTTAACTATGCAGAAGAAAGGTAATATAATCAATTGAACGGAGATATAAATGGCTACTTATGTAAATGATCTAAGACTTAAAGAAATAGCTACTGGTGATGAGTCAGGAACTTGGGGAACTTCAACAAATACGAATTTGGAACTGATTGGTGAAGCTTTAGGCTTTGGAACCGAAGGTATAACAACTAACGCAGATACACATACGACTACAGTTGCTGATGGAGCATCTGACCCTGGTAGAGCTATGTATCTTAAATATACAGGCACACTAGACTCAGCCTGTACGATTACGATTGCACCTAACACTATAAGTAGGATGCAGTTTATTGAAAATGGCACAACTGGTTCTCAAAACATAATAATTTCACAAGGCACAGGAGCTAACATAACCATACCTGCTGGCGATACTAAAGCAGTTTACTTAGATGGTGCTGGTTCTGGAGCAGCAGTAGTAGACGCTTTTGCTAGTCTTTCTACAGTAGATTTAAAAGTACAAGACGATTTAACAGTTACAGATGATGCCTCAATAGGTGGGGATTTAGCTGTAACAGGTGGATTAGATGTTGATGGAGCGACTACAACAGACGGCATAACAAACGCAGGTAACTTTGAAACAGATGGCGGAACAATTAAGCTAGATGGAAACTACCCAACTGGCACAGGTAACGTAGCTTTGGGAGATACAGCCTTAGACTCACTAACAACAGGAACAGATAACGTAGCGATTGGTGACAAAGCTGGTACAGCAGTTACAGAAGGCACAGACAACACTTTTGTAGGACATGATGCTGGTATAGCAAACACTACAGGCACTAACAACACATTCATAGGTAGTCTATCAGGCGATGCAAATAGTACGGGGAATAACAATGTTTCGGTTGGTAAGTCAGCTTTATCTGCAAACACTACAGCGTCAAGCGGAACGGCAGTTGGTAAATCTGCACTGGGTGCCAACACGACTGGGGCACAGAATACTGCGGTCGGAGAAAGTTGTTTAGCCACAAACACCACAGGAACTCAAAACACCGCAGTTGGCTTTACTGCTTTATTTGCAAACAACGCAAATGCAAACACAGCAGTAGGATATGCTGCTGCTGATGCAAACACAACAGGGTCAGCTAATACAGCAATAGGTAGTAACGCTTTACACTCAAATACAACAGGGTCACAAAATACTGGATTAGGAGAAAATACACTCTCAGCTAGTACAACTGGCTCTGATAACACCGCAGTTGGTTACAGGGCACTTCTATCTAATACTACAGCTAGTGAAAATACAGCAGTAGGTTTTGAATCTTTAGGAGCTAACACTACTGGAGCAAATAACGTAGCTGTGGGTGCAAAAGCGTTAGATGCTAACACAACCGCAAATGACAATACTGCTGTCGGTGGTGATGCAATGGGTTCTAATACTACTGGAGCAAATAACACAGCAGTCGGTAGGTCAGCTTTATTTGCTAACACTACAGGAGCGCAAAACACAGCAGTTGGTTCTGCTGCTGGCGATGCAATAACTACAGGAAGTAATAACACTGCACTAGGATATGAAGCTTTAGGTAAAACAACAACTGGTGTAGATAATACTGGAGTGGGTAGAGCATCAGGACTCGACATCACAACTGGTGACGGAAATGTTTCTGTAGGAGTTGAGGCATTAGAAAACACTACTACAGGTAGTAATAACGTAGCAATAGGTAAACAAGCTGGAAGGTCAGTAACTACTGGTGGTAATCTTTTGATGCTTGGTACAAGTTCTGGAATCTCTGGCTCACCTGGAGGTGCTTTAACTACTGGTAATAATGAAGTTACTTTAGGAAATGGCGACCATTCAAAAATTAACGTACAAGTATCTTTAACAGTAGCATCTGACGAAAGAGATAAAACAGATTTTACTGACTTAGACTTAGGTTTGGCTTTTGTAAATCAATTACAGCCTGTTACTTATAAATGGGATAAAAGACATAAATATGTAGATTGGGATTCAAACCCAGATACAGACTTAAACTCTATTACACCAGATGGAACACATAAAGAAAGTTGGTTAGATGTTGGATTTAAAGCACAAGCAGTCAATACATTAGAAGAAGCTGCTGGCTATAAACTATCTGATGAAAAGAATTTAACAGTATCACTTTCAGGTGATGGCAAACAATACGGATTACAATACGAAAAGTTTGTACCAATTCTAGTAAAAGCTTTACAAGAAGCTGATGATAAAATAGATGCGTTGACAGCTAGAGTCACGACATTAGAAGGATAAGGAGTAAAAAATGGCAGTAACAAAAGCAATAATAAGTTGTACCCCATACGTTAATAGCAATAGCAAGGTTGATAAATGGAGTATAACTATGAAATATGAAAACGATAGCGAAGGAGATGCTACTTATTATACGTCTGAATTTTCTACTACAGTAGAACAATTAGATACAGAGGGTAATGCTAACTTTACACTTAAAGCTAAAGGAAGTTGGACAAATGCTAATCTAGTAGCGATATGTCCTGTATCGCAATGGGACACAATATTTGCTAGTCAAGTAGATAGTGTCATAACTAACCCACCAGCAGTAAGTACACCAGACAATAGTTTTAGCGTACCTAGTTAATGGCAGAAGTTACAGTACATAATATGCCTTCTGTTTACGTCATGGAAACAGAAATGCCTATTAGTATGGTGAATGACTTAAACGATTACCTTGACGAATATTTAGAAGACCAAAATAAAAAATCATTAGCTGATACTTTAGTAGGGCAAATATCTCAGGGCGAACAATTACTGATGAATAATGCAGACCCTAGACTAGAAGAATACAATAATTTTATCTGTAGTCTTGGTGCTGATTACATAAATTTTTTTAGCAATAATATTGGTTCACGCCTTTCTTCTCCAAAGGCAGTAGCCATCGATGAAACATGGTCGGTGCATAGTTATGAAGGCGACTATAATCCAATCCACGATCATGGGACAAAAACTATAATGGGAATATCAACTACTGGTTGGACAAAAGTACCACAACAAATATTAAACCAACCTGTAGCGGGATCGCCAAACTACTCCTTATATAATACGTCTGGCGATTGCGATGGCTACATTGCTTTTCAATATGGGAGAAACGAATTAATGAATACAGAAAGATTGAGACCTCCTCAGTCTTTTGTTATGAAACCAGAAGTAGGTAAACTATTAGTATTTCCCTCTTGGTTACAACACATGGTATATCCCTTTAAAGGTGAGGGTGAAAGAAGGACAGTAGCATCTAACTTAAATTGTTGGGATGTTCCAAAAGAATCATCAACAGAAGGAGAATGATATGTTAGATACAATTTTAACAATAATACAAATAGCACCTTGGGTTATATCAGGAGCATCTTTAATTTGTGCTTTGACACCTACACCAAAAGACGATGAGATTATAGGTAAGATCTATAAACTAATTGATTGGTGTGCTATAAACGTAGGCAAAGCCAAGGAGAAATAACATGAGTTTTTGGAAAAAAATAATTGACGCTATTACTGGGACTGAAAGAAAAACTGTAAGAGCTAGAGATGAAGATGGTAAATTTGTAGCTGACGATAAATCTACCCCAGATGTCAACGAGGCTTACGAAGAAATCAGAGTTAAGAAAGAAAATACATAATGTCCGATATTAACGAATCAATGGCCAAAATTGAGGCACATGAGCGTGAGTGTACGATTCGTTATGAAAACATAGAAAGACGGTTAGAGGACGGGTCAAAAAAATTTGACAGGCTTGAAACAATGCTTTGGGCAGTTTATCCTTTTATTGTAAGTGCAATCGTATTAGTCGAGTTTGTATGAACGATCAAAATAGATTTAGCGGAGACATGGATCGTAATGAGGTCGAAATGGATCTCAATAAATTCATGGATATGATCAAAGAAATATCTGATCTAAAAGATAAAATTAGAGATTTAGAATCAGATGTTAACGTCAATCCTCATCAAAGATGGATTCATCTAGCAAAAGCTGTTGACTCCTGGAGAATATTTCCGAGAGCTTTTCTTACCGTCTACATAATTTTATTATATAAATGCACTATTTGGTTCATGGAATTACCAGAACCTTCATTTGAACAGTCTGGTCTTATTTCTATTGTAGTGGGAGCTGGTGCAGCTTGGTTTGGACTGTATGCAGGTACAACTGGTAGTAGCAAACAATTCAAAGGCGAAGATAATTAGTGGAGGTTTTTGACCTCATAGCAGAAGTAGGCTTACCCATAGCCAGTGGTCTAATTATGGGTTTTTTCATATTTATTGTTATGAAACAAATGATGGATGGTCTTGTTGATGAAATCAACACCGTACAAGGCATATCTAAAATGTTAATAACTAGAGCTTCTATAATGAACAACGATATGATTCGTATAGATGTAAGTGTCTCTAGTGCGTTAAATCTAGCGCCAGACTTAGATAGAATAGCTAGAGCCGAAAACTTTGTAGAAGACGGGAAGATAGACGCAAGAAGAGATTGATGGACATAGCACAACTGATAGCAGACTTTGGGTTCCCTGTTGTCATGGTAGTTGGACTAGGTTACTTTGTTTACTTTGTCTGGCAAACAATAACCAATAAAATAGATCCGTCTGTGCAAGAAATGAAAACTACTATAATTCGTTTGACTGATCAATTACGATTGTTAGACCAAGATATGATAAGGTTGCAACAAAAGGTTAATACTGTTTTGGAAATAAGGGAGAACGAGGGGAGAAATGAAACAGCAGAACCAAAAAATAAAAAGCAAGAAGGAATTAGAAGAGTTGATTAAACAACAACAGGATAGACGTAATGGATGACGAACAAAAAAAAATATTACTCTTAATTCTTTCATTAGCTCTTTTTGGTACTTTACTGATATCAGTAGGCCTTAGTGCTGATGAAATGACTCATAAGTTTAAAAACCCAAGCTTCTCTGGTGTTGGTACATCTAGTCATTATCTGACTATAGAAAACCAAGAGTTTAATAGGAAAGAAGCCATACGCGAAGAGATACAAGCTTATGTAGAAGACTTGGAAAGAGAAGCAGAAAACACTACGCTCGCTAGGTTTATACGTAATCTAGAGAGTAGAATATACGCACAACTAAGCAGACAACTGGTTGACAGTTTATTTGGTGAAACTGCTTCTGATTTTGGTGTTCTTGAATTAGAAGGCAACACAATAGAATATAGAGTAGAAGACGACAAAGTAACATTAATAATTACAGATGAAGAAGGTAATACAACAGAAATCACTGTACCTCTTGGTTCTTTCACTTTCTAGTTGTGCATTAATTGTTGACCCATTAGACAATGGTATACCACCAGCAAGGACGGTTGAGTCAGCTGAAATAGGGTCTTTACTAACAGAATTAGCAGAAGTAACCCTACCTATACGAAAACCCGTAGTAGCTGTATATCCAAGTTCTTTTAAAGATGACACGGGACAACGAAGAAGTAACAGTCAATATGCAAGCTTTAGTACGGCTATCACACAATCACCTGATGCTTATTTAATTAGAGCTTTGAAACATTCAGGTGTATTTGATGTTGTAGAGCGTACAGGACTAGATCATCTTACTAAAGAAAGACAAATAATTCGTTCTGCTAGAGAAAGTTTTGATGAAAAACAAAAACTAAAACCTTTGCTTTTTGCTGGATTACTTATGGAGGGTGGGGTTGTAGGTTACGAAACCAATATAAAATCAGGTGGTGCAGGCGCACGTTATCTTGGGATAGGTGGTTCAAAAGAATATAGACAAGACTCTGTAACTATATCTTTGAGGACAGTATCTGTGTTGACTGGTAAAATATTGATAGAGGTATTGGTTACGAAAAGTATTTTGAGTGCCTCTGTATCTTCTGATGTGTTCAGATTTTATGCGAATAACACCGAATTAGTTGAAATAGAAAGCGGTATAGTAGAGAATGAGTCTATAAATATTGCTTTACAGATGGCTATCGAGACAGCTGTTTTACAAACAATAGAGGAAGGATATGAACAAGGATACTGGAAAACAAGTTCTTGAACTTTTCAAGGCTATTTTAATTGGGTTTGGTTTGTTAATTTTATCTTTGCATTTAATTAGTGCCGATAATGAAATATATATTGACCAGTCAGGTGCAACGTCTAATTTAGATATAGAGCAAGTTGGTGGTAGCGGCAACATCATAGGTGGTGCTGATGCAACAGCTGGTGCTTCTAATATGACACCGCTAGATTTAGATGGTACAAGTATGACTTTAGATATTTTACAAAAAGGTAATACTAATAAATTTCTTGGTGATATATGGGCAGATAACTATACAGGTTATTTTTCATTCATAGGTGATACCAATACATTTAATATGTCTACTGATGAGACTAATGCTACTGGGGCTGACGGTTCTAACGTAAATGTTCAGTTTACAGGCAATACAAACACAGCCACATTAAACCATGCAATGACAGCATTAGCTGCAAACCTTGATTTGGATTGGATAGTCCAAGGTTCAGGTAATAGTATTACATCTAGTATCGATGTCGATGGTGCTACAAACTACATGGATATAGATGGTAGTGATAATACAATAACCTATGATGGCGATGGATACGCTGGTGGTTACTTTTACTTAGATCATACAGGCAGCACAAGAACATTTAACATAGATCAGGAGTCTACTACAGATAATGATTGGCTTAAAATTACATCTGTTGGCTCTAACGGTACTGTTTGCGTTACTCAGTCAGACTCAACTACTTCATTCGTCTGTTGAAATAGGCTCTATCTCAGAAGTTAGAGGTAATGCACAAGTTCTAAGAGATAAGGCTTACGGAGCTGAATTACAGTTTGATATACAACAAATGGATGATGTCCGTACAGAAGCGGGCAGAGTAGCCATAACATTTGAAGATGATTCTACAGTTAAATTAACTGAACATTCAAAACTGGTCATAGATGAATATATTTATGATCCTGACCCGTCAAAATCAAAAATGGCTTTGAAGTTTGCTAGTGGTACAGCAAGATTTATTACAGGCAAATTTAATAATAAGAGCCAAATTTTTATCAAGACACCGACAGCTGATATAGCTATAAGAGGTACAGATTTTACATGCACGGTAGATGAATTAGGTAGAAGTCTTGTAATTTTATTACCAGATGAAAACGGTATATCTAGTGGCGAGATATTGGTATCGACAGCATCTGGTAGTGTTACTCTTAACAAACCATACCAGGCAACAACAGTATCTGTGTATGAAAACAATCCTACTAAGCCTGTAACTTTAGATATATCTCTGGATTTGATTGATAATATGTTAATTGTCAATCCACCAGAGGAAACAGAAAGACAAACAGAAGCAACACAATCAAGAACGACAGTGGATTATTTAGATTTTGATGATCTAGATATTGATTTTTTAAATGAAGATTTTCTTGATACTGAGACTGATTTTCAATTTACTGAATTAGATATAAATTATTTAGACGTAAATTTTCTTGAGGATTTACTTAATGTTATAGATGCTTTAGCAATATCTAAGGAGGAGGATCAGCTAAAACAGGGCGGTGTAGGCATACGTATTACTGGTACAGATATAGGTCAAGACAAAGACACACAGATCACCACTATAGTATCAGGCCAAAACATAAGTATGATTAGATCCGTAAGCCAAAGTGCAAGACTGTCATTAGACGGTTCTCAAAGCTATACTATTATTTTAGTACAAGACGGAGTATCAAATACAGTTAAAGTAAATGGCGGTTCTTCAACTACTATAACTATTAAGCAAGGGTCTGGATGAAAAAAACTATTATATTTTTAATTTTATTTACAGCATTAGGGTCTGTTTATTATTTTCAACCAGTAGCTTACGAAATATTAAAATTAAAAACCTTTGATAGTTTTATACAAGAGAAAGAAGAATCAGGCAATTTTGTAGTTTTAAATATAACAGAGGAAGATATAGCTAATGAAGGTGGTTATCCTTTATCAAGACAAACATTAGCTCAAATACACATCAATTTGTTGAGACAAGGGGCTATGGGGGTTGGGTGGGTTATGGCTTTTCCGCAACCTGATAGGTTTGGTGGTGACTTTGAGTTTACGGAAGCCTTGCAGTTTTCTCCAAGTGTTCTAGCTATGTTTGAAGGTGAAGGTGAGTATCCGCCTACATCTGGTACTGTGATCTTGGGACCAGAAGATACTGGTGGCATGATGGCAACAGGTGTAATACAAAATATAGACGTTTTAAAATATAACGCCAGTCAAGGTATAGCAGTTGCCCGTACAGATGCCGATAACTTAATACGTAGACTACCTTTACTTATGCGTACTTCTGATGGCTGGGTATCTTCATACGGTACGGAAGTTCTTAAAGTTTTAGCTGGAGCAGATACCTACGTTATAAAAACGAATGATAACGGTGTTGAAGAGGTGAGAGTGAAAGGATTGCCTCCAGTAAAAACAGATAGTCTTGGTCGTAAATGGATTTCTTGGGTCGTTCCACGTGAAACATCTTTAGCAGAGATGGATGTAGAAAATAAATTTGTATTCGTTGGGTTTACTGCAAAAGGTATTATGCCTCAGCTTGCTACACCAGTAGGTCTGTTAGAACCACATAAAATACAAGCAGCGCTTGCTGAATCTATACTTATACAAGATAGTCCGTACATACCTGATTACGCATTGGCTACAGAATTATTAATATTTTTGTTTTCGTTAGTTTTCGTTTGGCTTGTATTGAATGTTTTTGGTATTACATGGGGAGTATCATTTTTTGCTGTAGTGTTTGCATCCACAGCCTTTTACGGCGTTTA